ATTACATCGCCCTAGTGTTTACAGGCACTGGGCCCAACTGACGCACGTACTGTTGCAAGGCTCTAACGATGCTGTTGGGGTCGCCACCGTTGACATTGACCGTGATCGTGTTGCCACCCATCGCACTGTTAGGCGTGATGTTGCCAGACGACGACGGTGTAAACAACTCTGGACCGCGCTCACCCACAAGATATGAACCGCCCGGTGCGACTGGACCCCCGAGGGCTCTCGGACCACGGAACCGCATCGCGTTCAATTCAGGCGTGTAACCGCCAGCACTGATGGTGTTAATGAGACCTAGAGCGCGCTCAAGTTCGCCAGTGTCAACAAGGACTCGAATCTGATTTTTTTGTGAGTCAGTCAACGCAATAGTTTCGGCAAGATCAAGGATCATTAGTTTGGCGTCAATGAGCCCTTGCTCATATTCGCTTAAAGCACCATCGGCACCGTTAAAAGCCTCAACAGCTTTTTCTTTTAGTTGGTCTAACTGTGCTTTAGCATCAGCCATGGCACTGTCAAGTTTTAATGTTCCAATTAAACCTTGCCACTTTAAATCTGTTGTTGAAACTTCTTCACCCTGTTCATCAATTGCTCTAGTGACGCCCTGTATGGCGTCAATCCGACTGCGGTAATACTGTTTGTATTTATCCATTTCGGCATTTAAGCCAGCGACCTTTTCTTGTGCGAAACCAGGCTGACCGTCAGCACTAGCAAAAAAACCACCTGTAGCAAGATGCAACAATGGATCAGGAATAAGGCCCACTGTGTCACTAATTTTTTCAGCAATTTCTAAAACTTGAACTAATTTAGGGACAAGATATTTGCCGACTTCTAAAGTAACTGCTTCAAATTTGTCTTTAAGTTGATCTACAGCGTCACGGTAATCTTTAGCGTTCTGCAAATCATCTTCGCTAATAACTTTTGAACCCGAAACACTGTCAAGGGACTTTCGGAGATCGTCCGCGCCACCTTCAATAAGTTCGGCCATCCCTTGCCAGCCCTTGCCAAGCAGTTGAGCGGCAACCCTTGCTTTTTCGGCTGGGTCCTTAATGTCCTTAATTCGCTGAATTGTGTTTAGGAATGTTTCGTTGACGTCTAACGATCCATCTTTGAGATACACGAGGTCTACGCCAAGGTTTCGCACTTTGTCCGGGTCAGCACCGATTGTTTTGTTGAGTCGTCCAATAGCGCCCTCGAGGGCGTCAACTGGGACACCAATGTCCCCAGCGGCTTCGATATAGCGTGAGGCGTCCTCAACGGCCAGACCTGTAGCGTCCGAAAATTTGCCTGCAGAAAGTGCGAGGTCTTGAAAGTCGCCAATTGCTTTAATAGCAAACTTACCGATTGCGGCACCAGCTGCTATAGCGAATGTTGCGGCGTTGGCTTTAACGGCGTCTAAAGCGACTTTGGAACCAGCCTTAAACTTGCCCATTCCACCCTCGGCGTCAGCAACGGCAGTCTTAAAATTACCAAAAGCGGCTTTAGCGGATTTGATGCCAGCATCGGAAAACTCAGTAAGAATCGGAATGTTAATTGCCATCAGAATTTAACTTTCATTAGTTCCTTGTTCGCTTCAAAGATTACCTCTTTGATAACAGGCTCTAAGGCTTTTTGGAAGTCTGGGATCGCTTTTTCGCCACCAGCCCAAACCATGCGCGACGGACCGCGACCAATCTTTTGCGTAAGTAATCCCGAAAAGTTTGGGCGACTACGCGGACCACCACGGCCTCCACCGCCAGCCTTGCCAGCCATATCTGCAATCGCGAGTGCTGCACCTTTTGTCCCTACAGTGATCGTGCCAATCGTTTCATATTGTGCGCCTTTAGTGATGTTGCGTTTGCGTGCTTTTCGAGTGTTGGTTTTAACCACAATGTTTTTGGTCTGACCGTTTTTCCACCCGGTACGCCACGGGCCGTCCATGCCTCGAGTGGGCGACGACGACGGAACCAGCGGTGTGATCGCGTCAACAACGACCTTGCCTAGTTCACGGATCTGTTTACCGTAAGCGCGACGCAATTTAGGGTCAATGGAATTGATCGTCCGCAGAGCTTCTTTAAGCCCTGTTGGTTTCAGATCTATTCCAAGACTCATTTTTTGCTCTCGTTCTGCTCGATTATCAACCTGATCATTTCGTCAATGATCTGAGCTGGTGTTTCCATCAGATCCAACGGACTGATGCCTGTACGAACAGCGAGCTGCGCGATCAGGTTTGTGGCTCTTCCTGCGGGCCCTGTTTCGCTTTTGGGATAAACGTGATATCCATGACGTTTTCAACCCAAGTGCTAAACAACGGGACCACAATCTTTTTGGTTCGTAACGCATCCCAAGCCAACCATGCGAGAGGCTTGAACTTCATATCTTCTAAGAAACGGCCCACGGAGAGCGTGGGGTGGTGATCTTCCCACCTGCACGCAACTCCGTAGGTGATCGGTGCTTCGAATGTTTCACCGTCAGCCATTTCTACTTTTAATGTCATGCCAATCATGTCGGGGTCCTTTTGTTAGTTGTTGATTACGGGCTGGTGATGTCGCGGACCCAAGTGCCACCAGTGAAGGTGACTGAGACTTGGCTCAGTTCTCCAACGGTTGTGACGATTGGGGTGAACGATGACATCATTGCATTGCTGATTGTGTACTCAGGGTTACTTGCTGATTCGGTTGAGCCTGCTGGCGAGATGACCAGTGTGGTGGTGCCGTCTCCGACAACATCAAACAGAGTGGCTTCAATTTCGCCTGCGCCGTAGTTGTTGAACATTGTCAAGGTTACGTTCACCATTTGGAGGCCCGACACGAAGCGGTGCCCGGTATCGCCAAAGGTCGTGGATTCGAGTGAGTCGTAACCAATTTCAAGCGAGGCCGCAGAGGTGTTCTGCGTGACATCCACGGCTCCGATTAAGACGGTTGGGTTGGACAGGTAAACGGTTTTTGTTGTGGGCATGGTTTTTCCTTTATGGGATGCGCTTGGAAGCGATTCTGATTGTTAGGTCGTATGCGGGTAATTCTTGTGAACCGATCTGAGCGAGCGATGGTGAGCCACTCACAACGGCAATAGAACTGTTCATGATGGTGTCGCAGACTTCAAGAATGTAGTTTGCCGAATCGCTATTGCCGGGTGGCGCGCCGAGGATTCGGAGATCAACTGTGATGTCTGCGATTTGGTTGTTGAAACAAGTGAACGTCGGTAATTCCACGAACACGGTGAGCGGTCGTGCGTTGCGCGGATCGGTGACAGGCTTAAGCCCGAGGGCTGTGAGCGACGCTGACACGGTGTCAACGGTGTCCGTGAAGATGCCTGCCATTTCATGCACACTGCGATCGTTTAATGCCGAGCAACTGGTTCACTCGACCCAAGGTCATAAGCGGTGGTCCTGTCATGTCACCAAACGACGCGTAACTGTCTCCAGTGGTCCCGCGTTCACGGTAAAGCCCTGCGGCGTAAAGCGTGGTTCCTAACAGTGCTGCACTGTCAGGGGCAGTCGTCAGACTGTCGTGGTAACCAGCCTGCACGCGACGCCTGAAACACCATGAGTTTGCAGCTGCGACACAAGTCGTGAGAAACGCGGTGTCATTTGCCGTGGCCGACGAGATCCCAAGAAACTCTTGCACCGGGGCAACTGATGACAACCATGTGCACGTCAAAGTCCATGTCAAAGTTCCAAACGGATCGGCAGCGGACCGTTCTAGATCGTCGCCAACATCTTGAAACATCAACTGGTTAACAATGATTTCGTTTTCGTTGTAAAGCAGGTCGCCTGCTTCGTTGACGCCAGCAAACAAGTTGACCGGTACAGCGATCACAATGTGCGTGCCGTTGAGACCGTGACCGAGTCCTGTGAGTGTGATTGTTTGGCCGACTGTTATGTCGGTTGTTTCGAGGGTCTGCACCACAGCAACATCGTCTAGACGCTGGTGGTGCGTCACGCTAAATGTGGCCATGGTGCAGTCTCTCTACTCAGTTCCGTCTATCAGACGAAAGCAGCCTTAACGAACTTGGAGCTGTCAATCATCAAAGCGGCGAAGTAGCCACGGAACGCAATGGTGCGGCTCAAGGTAGACGGGTTGTCCAACGAGATCGCGCCCTTCTGTTGCTCAAACAGTTCGTAACCAGATGCGTCACCAATGATTGTGGTCGCAGAGTTAAAGTTGCGGTCAACTACGACGGACAGCCCAAAAGCGTTTCCGTTTGCCTGTCCAGGTGCAAGATTGCCGAAAGCGTTCATTGGGCCCACTTGTGGGAATAACGGACGCTTGCTCGAATCTGACAACTTCAGAAGTTCGGCCCACATTGATGGGTTCATGAACATATGCGTTGGCAAGTTGCCGTTTGATGCGGAAAGAATGGTTTCTGCTGCATTTGCAACCCATTCTGCCCAGTAAGACGGATCATCAACAGATGCTGCAGTGAAGTTGCTTGTGGTGGTTGCGCCAGTAACCAAAGTGTCGGCTGCGTAATTGTCCGTGGCGTTTGCGTAGATACGGCCCATGTCATCAAGCAAGATTGACAAGATTGCGGGATCGGTCCAATCCAGATCGGCTTCAGAGATGTTGACATAGCCACCGAAAATTTGCTTGGTGACCTGATTTGAACTCACCACGAAAGTGCCTGACTGGTTGCTCATTTCGGCAAGGCTTGCACCAATGCTCGTGTGAGTCGTGACCTCGGGACGAATGAAGACTTTGCCTCCACCCGGCATTGATTTGGCACCAATTGCATCAACGACAGGGCGACGGCCGATGAAGTTGTTGTAGACAGGTCCAAGGATTGGGGTTGGGAGCACACCGGGTGTGTCGCTGGTGACCACGTCGGGAGCTGCGGCGCGAAGTGCTTCGTGCATACGTTCCCAAGCAGTTCCGCCAGCAATGGCAGCACTCAAGTATTCGACAGCGGTCGGCAATTTTGCCTCGCGCTTAACGGCGGTTGCATAGATGGGTTGAGTCGCAACTGCGGCTTCAACGGTTGTGGGTTCTGACATTTCATCCTCCTCGGATGGTGTTGGGGTTGTTTCTGTTGGGGTTTCGGTTTCGTCGGGTTCGCTTTCATCGGGTGATGAAGCGGCGACTGAATAGACCTGTGCTGATTCGTACGCTGGCACAGTGACAAGCGACAGTTCTACAAATCGGGCTTGAGAGACCTCTAGAGTCCCGTCTGACAGGCGCTTGAACTTGGTGGGGATTGCGCCCACCGAAACGCTGTCTAAAGCGCCGTCGGCGAGAAGTGCAAGAGCGTCATCGGCGGCGCGAGTGGCGCTCAGTTTTGCCACAAACATCATGCCTTCGCTGGTGGACACTCTTTCGGTGACTCGACCAATGACGCGCGTGTCGTCGTGGTATTCCAAGAGCTTCGGCATTGGGCCGTCCTCGGGCAGTGAGCCTTCAAGGAAGACCACACTCTCGCCACCACTCAATTGGGCCTTGACATTCCACGGAACAGCAAGGCCAGTAATTTGACGCGACGGTTCACCATCAGCAGACGCGTCCAGCGTGATCTGTTGAGCGGTCAATCTAATCATGAATATTCTTCCTCGCGGTTTCCTGAATCAAAAGCTGGTTCGCGCTCAACATTCCCTAAATCGTTTTCGTAAACATAATCCGAAACATCAAATTTGACGTAGCGTCCACGCGGCAAAAGTTGGTTCATTGACAAAGTTTGCTCAATGGCATCCAAATACTGTTTGGTGCCAAACAAGTAAAGATCTTGACGTGCCTGTTGCGCGTTCTGGTATGTGTAACCCTGTACGCCAATGCCGAGCAAATAAGCAGGTATTCCAGTGGCCCGAGACAGTTCTAGCGACTGGAATTGACGCGACTCAATCAGTTGCAGTTTGTTCGGGTCACTGGAAAACTCTTTAAAAGTCACGACGCTGTTAAGTGCGCCAATAGCACCAACTTGTCGAGCGTTACGCCAAGCAGCTGCAAGTTCGGAAAGATCTTCGGCTGACATCGGTTCGGATGCGTCGGTCTGTTGCAACCAACCAGCAGCAATTTCGTTGACAGCAAAACGGTCGGCGGCTTGCTGAAGTTTTAAGGCCGTCATGATTGCCCGGTTGCCTGTATAGAGCAGACCTTGAGTCGGTGCCAAGAATTGCACGACGTCATCGGTTGCAAGTGGGTAACCGTTAAATTCGACTTGGTCGGACGGGCCAAACCATTGCGGTCCAGCCTGATCCATGGTCGTAACCATTGCCGCAGGTAACCATTGGAACGAAAGCGGGCGACCTGTGGCAGTTGATCGGCTAGTGATGTACCAAAATCCGCGACCGTGAAGCATAAGGTCCGTGACGAGCTGGGAAAAGATGAAGTTCCGCGTGACCTTGGGATCGGGCTGATCCATCCACGACTCGTTCTCCAAATAGATCTCTTCGTACTCTTCGCCAGTCCATTGCGTCGTGTAATGCTTCAGTTCTAAGCAGCCGACCATGGACGCAATCATTTGAATCGAGCGGGCAACAGTAGGAACAGAGAGGGCCAGTTCTTGCGACGCCCCGACGGAGTACGTATAGAACTGACCCACCTGTGCGGCAGAACCTGCTGCAGCCTGTATCGGCGCGGACGCAAACGCTGGGGTTGCGCTTACTTTCTTGCTACCGAAAAGAGCCATCACTAGCGATTCTCTCACACTTTTTGGTCTGTGTTAAGTACCCTCAGCCAAAAGCGAAAGCGGCACGCGACGACCGTACTGGTTTGGACGCGAGCATGATTCCCCAAACGGCGCAACGCGCTAACTCGATCGGTCCGGGTGACTTTTGTGAACTGAGAACTATGGAACCGCCCGTTCTAACCGCGACGCTTCGGGCGAAATGTTCGGCCAGTGCGATGTCGCCAGTGTGGTGGACGCGATCTTCAATAATCATTGAGCGACAAGCCGCAGTCCATTTGAGCAGTTCGGCATATCCGACAATTTGCATTCGACGTCGCAAGTCTGGCGGACAGTGAATTTCTAACGATGGGGTCACCGCAAGTTTGACCGTTTGGTCGTGCATAATTCGCACAACTTCCTCCCACATTTGCGCAGCTGACTCGACAACGAACGCGACCGACACGATTACGCGTCCGTCATCAAAAGCCGTTGACACTGCGACATAGCGCGAGTCATCAACCGATGAATCAATTGTGAGCCATTGGGTTGGTGGTGCTGGTTTGTCGGATTTGCGGTCATTCCATAGGTTGATCGGCAAATAGGAATTGGTGGAATCTACCCACAGATTGAGGTGGCCTCGAATGAACGCTTGACGGTTCGGAGAGTCAAACGCAAGTTCTAAAGCCTTGGCCGTGATAGTCGTCCCGAGGGCGGGGTTACTCCAGCCCCAATATGATCGATCCTCCAAACTCACCCCAGGCGGAAGTGACCACTCAGCGAAATAGAGCGCAGTTGGTTGACCCGAGTCAATCGCCGCAATGCCCTGCTCTCTTAGTTGTAAAAGGACGGTACTGCCCTGATCGCCAGCCGTGCTAAAGAGCATCATCATGGGATTCTTGACTGCGATCTGCGAAGGCCGTAAAGCCGTAAAAACTACCTCGGGGCTAATGTCCCAAACCTCATCCACCAGCAGAACTGAGGCGGTCATACCGTGAGCATGAGCAGACGCCGCGACAACCGAAATGCTTGAACCGTCTGGAAAGTTGATCCGCTCGTCACCGTTCTGCCAACGAACCTTGCAATCAAAGTTTTCAAGGTCTCGGACAACATCCCGAAACAAGGCCATGCTTCGACGCTTCTGGTTAGCGACAATGACGATCGTTTGAGGCTCACGGCGAGTAGCTGCATACTCGGTAGCCATAAACCCAGCAACCGCCCGCATCACCAGGCTCTTGCCGTTCTGACGTGCCGTTGAGATACACGCCTCACGAAACACAAAGTCGCCGTCGGCATCCACAGTCAACGCATCGTTGACGATCCGCTGTTGCCAGTCCATGAGATCAATTTCTAGGACGCGCTTAGCCCACAAGGTCAGGGAAGGACCAAAACTCTCACCGGGTGGAACAGGCGTCACCAACCTCGGCTCGATACGGCCAGATATGACTGAACCACCGCTGGTTCGGGCTGGTTCCTGCTGGTTCGGGCTAGTTGAGGGTATTTTTAAGGAGGGGCTCGGGGTGGACTGTTTGTCTAAAAAAGAAAACGGTGTTTCCGTTTTTCTTTTTTCGGATGGTTTGGTCGTTCCGTTGGTGGCGTTGTTGCGGTTTTGTATTCGAGCTGCGGTTTTACGGTTGACGTATGTTGCGCCTCGGCTGGCGTTACAGCTCGCGCATGATCCGACGATGTTGGTTCTGTCGTATGGGTCTATGCCGGCGTCGACTTCTATGACGTGGTCTGCTTGTGTGGAGGGTTTTCGCCTGCACCAGTGGCAGACGGGTTCGTCTTGGATGACTTGGGCCCGTAGTTGTTTCCATTGTTTGGTTCCGTAGATGGGGTTGCCGCTCATGTCAAGAGCATAGGTCAAGGTCAAGGGAACTGACGCCCAAGCGAGAAGGGCACTCGCTCGGTTGTCGTCGTTTGTCATGGGTTGCGCGTGTGGTTTGTGTCCCCCACTATTTGGCGATGTCTCGCTCTGGAAGCCTGTCTAGTTTTGTTCGGTGGATAACCAGTCGCCTTTGCGTTAGGGAACGCTGATCGCTCACAATGCGTGAGCGTCTACCCTCGTTACCGAGTGTTCCCAGAGCAGGGGTCAGATTCCTGCAAGGGCTAGTGAACGCCTCTGTGCGCTCTGATGGTGTCAGTTGTGATGGGACGCTAGACGCGCTCAACCAGTTAGGTCAATGAGGGTCAACGGTTTGGTGCTTGTGCGATTCAAGTGCAACCCATTGGCCGTTGATGTTCATCTCGGCAAACTTGATTTGATCGGGACGATAGAAGTTGCCATTAATTGTCAGATAACTGACTTTCTCGTCTTGTACGGCAAGCGCAAACACTGGGGTCTTAAACGACCATTCGTCGCTACCTGTAGTAATTCGTATGGGGTTGATTGGTTGCATGAACTCAGTCATCGTTAAGGCTTTCGGTTGTTGTTTCGTTTAATAGTTCATAGAAGCCGTCCAAGTCTGGAAGGTTGGGTAGTCGCTTGTACAGGATGTCGGCAAGTTGGATTGCACAGGATCGCCAGCGGTTGCGTTCTGTCTGCATGAGTCGATACGCGATCTCTAAGTCGTCATCCATTGTCGGGTTTCCTTGCTAGTCGGTCGCTGATTTTTTCTAAGTCTTTAGGCCGCCAAACGTGGACTTCCTCGCCCGAGTCTTCAAGCGCGTTGATCCAGTCCCACTGCAAATTACTGACGACACCTTTCGGACCTTTTAATTCGACAAAGATGGTGCCTCGGAAAGGGTGGGTCATCACTAGGTCGGGGAAGCCTTGGTTGCCTGTGTTGGGTGTGATCCATTTGCCCGGTCGGACTAGGGCTGGGTGTGTGTGCATGACTCGCCAACCATGCAATTTAGCCAATGTTATAACGGTCTTTTGGAAGTCGGCTTCTAATATTGCGCTCACTTGTGGCCCTCGCTTAACCATTGTTGACAAGCAACACAATTAGGGTGCATTGAGGCGTATAGGTTTTCGCGTGAGTTGTGCCATTTGTGTGCGTCGTGTTCGCTTGGTCGTTTGCAGCGTTTGGCAGTGCTGCCACAATCGGGACATTTGGCAACTGCTGGAGGTAGATGCTCAACCACCGTTCATCAGCCGATCAATTAGTGCGGACGCTTCACGCTTGGTTTCAGGGACTGCACCCTCCCAGTTTTTGGCTCGAAGCATCCCCAACTGCTTGGCGGTCGGCGGTTCACCCGATGAGCCGAGCGTTTGGGTGCGTGGTTGTGCAGCTTGTGGTGCGTTGGTTGTTGTTTGTGGCTCTTGCCCTTGGCGGTACACCTTGACCATTTCCTCCAGTGACGCACGTTTGTTAGAGCCCTGATACTGGTAGTTCGCAAGTGCGCGTCCAGCGGCCGAAGTTTCACAGTTTTCTAACGCGCTGGTTTTGTTGACCATTGACGACCCTCGGACCTCTTCGGCAAACCCTGTCGTTGTCGGTACTGGGTCAGCGATGTCGGCATATAACGATGCTTTCATGACGATTCGAGTGCCGTCGTCCACAATGATCTCGGTGACAATGCGTCCGCGTGGGCAGTCTTTCCAAAACAGTGGGAGACGTTCTTGCACTGATGCGTAGTCGGCTGGGTTAAAACTCATGTCCGGGTGTCCTCCTGTTGGATCTTAATTAGGTTCTGATAGTGCTCTTGTTTGTAACACTTAAAGCAATACACCGCCCATGTAGACGGTGAGTAGTGAAATATGTTTGGGCCTTCAATCCATAATTGGCACCCGGCGCATGTTCCGCGGATCGGTTTGCCAGCCATTACGAACCAAGGTTTCGGTCAAAGGCTTGGCGCTGTTCAGGCGTCATTCTTGCGTAATTCAAAAGGTTGTTGCAGCGGACGCGTTCGTTGTGTTCTAAGCCTTCCCAATCTGCTAAATAACCGCATTCCAAACAGATGCCGTGAAGAATCTTTTGAAGGATGTTGTCGTAATGACCTAACTCTTTTTCGCATCGATCACAGTTCATTTAAAACCGCCCAAACGCATAGCCACGATCGCGTCTTGTGTCGACTTGGTCAGGTTAGACAAATAGATGCCGTTCTCTTCAGCAACATAAGCCAACTCAAAAAGCGCCTTTCTAAGCATTGCCACGTCGTCTCTGAGGCGTTCAATCTCCCAAATAGATGCTTTCATCGCAATATCGGCTTTGGAGATCATGGCGGTCAATTCCGCAAGTTCTTTGGTCATGGTCGGGGCTCCTTGATTTGTCGGTATTTGCCGTCACGGTACACCAGCGGTGTCGCTGGGTTTGTGTCAGATTGTAGTTGGCGTCGTTCTTTCCATGTGAGACCCCCCCAAATGCCGTAGCACTCAAGTTGAGTTGTGGAGTATTTGAGGGACTCGGCTAGGCAAGACGGCCTAACGATGCAGGTCGCGCAAACGGCTTTTGCTTCAGCAATTTTTTTGCGTGAGTACCGTTCGCCCGGTTCAAAGATGAACAGGTTTAAATCCATGCCTCGACACGCCGCGTGATCCCACCAGCGGTCTAGCACAGTCGCCAAGGTTTCCATCCGCATCCGCCACCCTCGGCAATATCGGAATAAAGCAAGTAGGCAAATCTGAGGTTGAGGGTTGGGTCTGACATGGCTTCAGCGAACGGCATATTGAACACTTGCTCAACGTACTTGGTATGGATCTCGTTGATCTGAGCGACGCCGTGGTCGTGGCCGTTGAAACGGTCTGCCAGTTCGGGGTCACTGGACATCGGTGTAATGTTCAGGCACCTTGTTTCTTTCCAGAGCAGGCGACCTAGTTTTTGCAATGTCTCAGTGTTGTTGGGCCAGCCAACCGAGATCGCTGCAGGGAACCATTCTTGGCATTTAGTGTCTGGGTCAAACGGCGCAAGGGTTGTCACTGGTTGCGTCGTGGTGGTGGTCGTAGTCGTTGTCAGTTCTTCGGCGCGGTCTTCGAGTTGTTCGGGTGTCAGGTCCTGCAATGTGATTGTTTGCCGGGGCGCAATAGTAAGCATCGGTGACGATTCCTGAACGCCTGTGATCGCCCAGACTGCCAGCATTGCGTAAGTGGCTAAAGCTAAAAAGGTAAGTCGTTTAAGGTTCATTTAGTAGTCCTCTGATAGGTCCGCAACTGATTTGCGGGTGCTGAAGAATCCTTCAAGCATTGGGTTGTTTTGCATGATTTCGCGTGCCAGATAGGCGCGATAGTTGTTGTTGAACTTGAACTCACTGTTTGGGTCGTAAGTGGTTGAGTGCTGAAAGCGTAGGACTTCTACGAGTGCGCCAATGCCGTAATGGTTGTGGCCGTTGTTGTACAGCGCGTAAC